TTAGGGGCGTAGTTCAATTGGTAGAGCGTCGGTCTCCAAAACCGAATGTTGGGGGTTCGAGTCCCTCCGCCCCTGCCAGATAAAAAAGCCAGCAGAAATGCTGGCTTTTTTATTATCTATTGAACACCATTCCTGCATTCCTGCATTCCTGCATTCCTGCATTCCTGCATTCCTGCATTCCTGCATTCCTGCATTCCTGCATTCCTGCATTCCTGCATTCCTGCATTCCTGCATTCCTGCATTCCTGCATTCCTGCATTCCTGCATTCCTGCATTCCTGCATAATCCTATGAGTGAATAAGTGATGTGAGTACCTGCTCAAGTGGTGCTGGTTTACTAAAGAGATAACCTTGTAGATAAGTCACGTTTCGTTCCGTGAGATATTGCGCTTGTTGTTCTGTTTCAACGCCTTCTGCCACCATGGCCAGAGATAAGCGGTGCCCAAGATCGACGATATTCTCGATGATATGTTCAGATAATGAGCCTTCCCCAATTTGATTCACAAAAGAGCGGTCAATTTTGAGACTGCCAACATGCAGATATTGAAAATAATTCAGTGTCGAGTGGCCGGTGCCAAAATCGTCAATGGCTAAGATCACCCCTAATGCCTGTAAAGCATCAAAAAGCGCTGCTGTATCGGCGGTATGCTCGATAGCTTGGCGCTCAGTGAGCTCTAGGACTAATTTGATATCTGTACCTTGGATGGTGTGCAAGAAGGCCTGCACATCATCCAGAAGGCTCTGATGCTGGCAATGACGAGCGGTAATATTAAAACCAATGTGAAACTCTGCTGGTAGCTGTTGTTGATAGCGAGAGAGAATGCTGGCGGATTGCTTGAATAACGCGCTGGTCATCGGAATGATCAGATCTGATTCTTCAGCTTGCGGTATAAACAGATCTGGGCGGATCAAGCCTTGTTGCGGATGCTTCCAGCGCATGAGGACTTCAATACCGATCACTTGCCGAGTTTTGGCATCAATGATGGTTTGTGCATATGGAATAAATTCGTTATTCAGCAGGGCTCGTTTTAGTTCGGTTGAAAAAGGGTAAGGCTTATTCAACAAATAACCAATGCCGGCGCTGAAGGCGCAAAGAAGGAGGAATAACCCCCAGATATAGGGTTGGTTATTGTGCCAAAAGGCTTGCCAGAATGAGGGATAGTTGAGTGAGGTCTCGATGGCAAACGGGAAGGCAGAAGATAAATATGTGCGGTGATTGATCCCATGCGCGAATGGGTTTTGAGTACTGAACTTCCCGTCTTTCGATAGCCAATGATCATCAATGCGAAGCGCTATCAATAGCTCAGGACTTTCCTGCTGTTGCAGGATACTCTGAAAATAGATGCTGCCGATACTGCTCAGGACGGCGATATTTCCTTTCGTGTTACGGACAACGATCAGAGGATAGTTTGATTTGACCAAGGTGCCAGGAAGTAGCAGCAGTTTGCCATTATGGTAGCGCGTATATTCATCTTGAACATGTACCGCGCCATATAGCGATGAGCAGTAAATTGCACCGTGTTGCGCTAGATTGACTGAGCGTACATAGGGAACGGTAGCAACTTGTTTGCGTAACGCTAGCACAATGTTATCGCATTGAGCCAAATCATGCGGCTTGGCCAAAATGGTCTGATTGGCTTGTTCAGCATAGCTTAATAGACCATTGACGGCCTCGGTAGTTTTTTGGGCGGTGTACTCTGCATCGTGGTTGATCTGTCGAATGTAGTCGCTGTACATCAGCCATAGCAGTAAGGCAAATGGGATGAGGATAATCGCAATACACAGCGTGAGTTTATGGCTCAGGCGATTGAGCATGTAACGGCTCCTTAGCCATACAGATGGTGCATTTAATCAAAAACAACGGTCCGTAAGATGTTTTTAGGCTACGCCTGTTTGCCTGATTTTGGTAAGTTTTCGCCGAAATATTGTGATCTTAATAAAGGAAGATAATCTCTAGGCACGCAGCCAATACATTGCTCTATAGCAGTGTTGAGATTGGAGTACTAGCGAGGGCTGGATATTGGTGTTCAGCAAGGGAATAGATGCAAAAAGGGCGATAACTCAATGAGTTATCGCCCTCCCAATCGATTGGTGGAGCTGGCGGGAGTTGAACCCGCGTCCGAAATTACTACGAACCTTTTGATAGGGCCTATTTCTATTGTTTTTCTATATTAATCAATTTGTTAGTCTGTATGCGGTTAGTGCGGGTTTATACGTTTTTATATGCTCTGCCGCCAATTTGTCGCCATTATTTTCGTCGCCAATTGAGGTTGGCTAGAGGGTTTTTGGTGGTGGCATCCTCTAAGTGCTCAGGTGCAAAATGCGCGTAAATCATCGTCATTTTGATATCTGCATGACCCAAGATATCTCGTAAAACAAGAATGTTGCCACCATTCATCATGAAGTGGCTGGCAAAGGTATGCCTTAGAACGTGCGTGCATTGTCCATCAGGTAGCTCAATGCCAGCTCGTTTTACTGCGCGTTCAAATGCCTTTCGACAAGGGGAGAACAATCGACCTCTCTTGCGTGGTATTTCCTCATATAGCTCCGGTGTGATTGGAACTGTACGATTTTTTTTACCTTTCGTCTTTGTGTAGGTAATGCGGTACTTAGAGATGTGTTGGCCTTCTAGCGTTTCCGCTTCACTCCAGCGTGCACCGGTCGAGAGACAGATCTTAGTTACGGTGAGAAGATGGGGATTGCTGGACTCGGCACAAGCATCTAGTAGGCGGGTTATTTCTAGGTTATCTAGAAACGTTAACTCGCTTTCGTGAATTTTGAATAGTGGCAAACCCGTCAGTGGATTGGGCAGTGACCAGTGCCCCAGCTTCTTGAGCGTTCCGAAGACTGCAGATAAATTTAGCTGTTCAAGGTTTACTGTCCGAGGCTTCACCTTTGCAAGAAGCTCCCCGCTTTCTGTTTTCAACTCCCCGTTAAGTCTTTTCTCTCTATACTTGGAAAAGTCTGCTGCAGAAAACTCAACTGCAAGCGGATCTCCAAGTCCATCACAGATAATTTTTAACTTGGCATTCATTCGTTTTGGGTCAGCTAGCGTCTGCCCATATAGCGAATCCCAAGTTTTGATTAAGTCAGAAAGCCTACGGCGATCGGCTTTCTCTCCTGTCCAAGGCTTACTCTCAGCCTCTTCCATCGTATAACTTTCAAAAGCTAGTGCTTCACCTTTAGTCGCAAACTGCTTGCGAACTCTTTTGCCATTCCGACCATTTGGATAGCACTCGCATATCCATTTGCCGGTAGCCGATTTTCTTACTGACATTACAAATTAGTCCTGGGTAATAGTTAACTTAACTTTCCCAATGAGCTTAATTTCATCAATTGCACAATCGAATGAGCCGTCGTTATCACTTATACAAACTCTGCCCGCTGGGATTCGAATCACTTTTTTGAGGCCAATGATTCCTTCAACATCGACTAGCCAAGTGCCATTCCTGACTTCGCTAGTGTCTTTGTCTACGAGATAGATAGTTGAGTTATGTGAAACCAGTGCAGGTTTGGTTGTGTCACTAGGAATGAGGAAACGGTCGAGAACGACGGGATCGGTCGCAATCAATGTTCCATCCACTAAATTGAAGTGTTCAATTTTAGGCTGGGTAATCTGCTCAAGAGGAGTTACTTCTTTTTGTCCTTCAGGGAAAGGTTCTCCATGACCAGTCGTAAGCCATGCTAGAGATGCTCCTGTTTCTAGGCTGCATTTAACAACATAGTCCGCAGGAAAGTTACCTCTAAAGACCCTATTGGCTAGGGTGCTTTTCGATATGCCAAGCTGATTACATAGCTGAAGTCTTGATGTAAAACCATACGCTTGAAGGATTCGCTCAATAGTTTCACCGGCATTGGCTTCAAACATAGAATCTCCTTACGTGATCATTAGTCTTGACAATCATGATAAATGATCCCATCATTCGCCTTGTTCAATCATGAATCGTGATTAGTATTAACCGATACTGAGTTAACGATAAGTAAACAAGGGATAATGCATCATGACTGCCCAGATTTCAATTCGTATACCGAGTGCTCTCGTGTCGCCTTCTGAGTTTGCTCGCTTGGAGGGTATCTCTCGCAACACTGTTTATGCTTGGTGCTGCCGCGGTACCCTTGCGAAGTACATGCAGCCTAAAACTAATGGCCGTGCGCGAACCAAAATTTACTATGCCAAGTACAAACTGAATCAAATGACAGAGGCTCTTGGACATTCTCGTTTTGAAATCATTATTGGTGATTGATTTCATTTTGGGATTAACAAGGGACGAATGCTATGTTTGATTTTCAGATTTCAAACCATCCTCATTTTGATGAGGCATGCCGCAAGTTTGCACTGGCGCATAATCTGAAAGTACTTGCTGAAAAAGCAGGGATGAATGCCCAAACACTTCGTAACAAACTCAACCCTGAGCAGCCGCATCAGCTGACTTGGATTGAAATTCTTGTACTGACCGACATAACCGAAGATGCAACGCTAGTTGATGGTTTTCTTGCCCAACTGCATTGCTTGCCATGTGTTCCCGTAAATGAAGTTGCGAAAGAACACCTGCCTGTCTACGTAATGAAAGCCACCGCCGAGATCGGACAAATTGCAGCTACTGCAGCTGTCGGTGGAAAAATGCCGCACAGCAGCAAGCACCATGTAGTCGATAGCGTGAACTCGGGGATTCGGTATCTCAGTCTGGCCGCCTTATCGCTGCAGGCCAGATTGCAAAGTAACCCTGCACTGATGAACACCGTTGAAACATTTACGAATGGCATCGGTGCGACATTTGGTCTGGGTTGATAGGGGGATTTATGGCAGCAGTGACTATGTCTTGTGTCGTGAGCCAGCCGGTCGGTTTCCGCCAGTTGTTGGCAAAATACTTAGCACCAAACCGCTGGACAGGGACATGCAATTTTTGGGACTCATTGAGCCTTTATGACCGTATAACAGTTTGTTTCCATGCGGGACTCAAGAAGGGTCATGCAATGACGTGTTTTAGCGAATTGTCTCAGAGCGAACGTGAAGCAATTGTTTGTGCCATTGATGATTTGCGGAAAGCCTTCGCCAAATACCGTAAGCATGGTGTGAGTAACACCACCTTTCTGAGCTGGTTAACGGCAGAGCAACGCAAAACACTTTTCAAACATGCGGGATTGTCAGAGCGAGAATACATGCAGCCATATTGTTATGTAGACAAGGATGGTTGCGAGTGGGCCGGTGATGTTATCCGTGCAATGAAAGAGCTATTCCACCTTTTTGACGATGCTCCGTCAGTCCTTTCAGCTGTAAAGCCAGAAGAATACGCCTAATTAAATAAATCAATAAGTTAACTAACGCACTTCACTGTGCGGGGGATTTTTTTACCCAAAACGGAGGGAAAAGCATGTTTTGGGGCACGTGGTTAAACATTGATGGAGCTTACAACCCGCGTTATCCGGCCTTTGAAATTGAAGCGGAAAGCATCGCGGAAGCGACAGAAAAGCAGGCGAAAGAGCGCGGCAGCAAAGTGATTTTTCAGAACGCCGCCATAGCCATTCTGGACGTTAAGACCATCAAGAAAACGAAAGCGAAACACATAGAAGACATACGACGGCTAGCCATCACGGATGCGCCATTAATTCCACAGCAAGGAGTGTAGAGATGAACCGCAAACATACTGAGTTACTCAACCAAGCCGCACATAACCGGAAACTCGGTGATCGTAGTCGAGCGGCTTTGTTTTTGAGGCTGGCAGCGACAGAGCGTTTAGTTGTGATGATGGAGAAGATTTATGCAAGACAAAGCCGGAAAGGTTGGACGTTGGCGTAAGTACCACGCCATCGCCATGCAGCAGGCAGTCACCGCTCCTACTGGAGCTTTGCGAGCCATAAATCTAAATCTGGCCGCGGAATGCCGGTGCGAAATACAGAGATTGAAGAAGGGGACAAATACAACAATGAGAAAAGACCTATGACGTTACCCGCTTTCTTCTTTTGTTCTGCCGTTGCAGCTCAGGCTGCAGCGGTAGTTGCTCATTATAGCTACCGTAGCAATGCATTTTCTTTTGAGAGTGCATTGTCACGCATGCAGAACGGTGCGCAGTGATGAACATCGTTGAGCCAATCGAAAATACTACCGAGTGGGCGTATTGGTGGAACGCACCACGCCAACCGGTAGAGAACCATTACCAGACTTACGATGAGATCCATCGTAAAGAAAAACAGCTGCAGGCGCTGGTGTCAGCCCAAGAAATTTTGGCGCAACAACCTGCAGTGGTGCGTATGCACGTTATGCGTATCGTGAACTCGCTTGAAGCGGAGCAAGGGATCCTGCGTGCAAATGCATACCTGTCTAAATCATTCGTTGAGCGGTTATTGCCTCGGATTAAGCTGGTTTCTGAGCGTTATCAGATTTCAGAAATGACCATCAACACCGCCCAACTGATGTACCGCTTTAACCGCATGCCTGATATGTCTGCCAGTGATATTGAGTTATTGGCTCGTGATATTGCTGGGTTTGTTCACCTTGAATTAGGTGTCATCAATGATGAAATGAGTGATGCCGGTGATTTGAAATTACTGCATGCCGTGTTCACTCGTGCCAGTGCTATCACTCAAGCATTTCTGCAGTCTGTGCCGCATTACGTCAAGCTGACTACTCAATGCTTTATGGAGCACGAGGCGCTGGCGTCTGTATCACGAATGCTATCTGACAAGTGGTGGCTGGGCCGCCTGCGTCGTCATGCCGCAGAGTGGAGCGAGCATTTACAAATTGCACTCTCAAATGTCAGCAAGAAAACCAGTGTGTATGCCAGTAAAGCGACAGTAAGTGAGTGGAAAGAGCAGAAGCGCAGAACGCGCGAGTTTCTCAAGTCGATGGAGCTGATTGATGAAGAGGGTAACCGGGTCAGCTTGATTGATAAGTATTGGGGAAGCGTTGCCAATCCAGCTATCAGACGGACTGAGCTGATGGTTCGTATTCGGGGCTTTGAGAATATCTGTACTGAGCTGGGCTATGTCGGCGAGTTCTATACCATCACCGCACCTTCTAAATATCACGCCACAACAATTCACGGCCATCGTAACCGCAAATGGAACGGCAGCAATCCCGCTGATACACAACGCTATTTGCGTAGCGTATGGGAGAAAATTCGGGCAAAGCTGCACCGTGAAAACCTTCGTATCTTCGGGATCCGAGTAGCAGAGCCACACCATGATGGTACGCCGCATTGGCACATGCTGCTTTTTATGCGTCCTGAAGATGTTGAGGCTATCCGTGAAGTTTTACGGAGTTATGCCTGCAGTGAAGATGCAGCAGAACTGCTGACCGCAAAGGCTCGTAAGGCTCGTTTTCATGCCGAACCTATCGACCCAGAAAAAGGGTCAGCGACTGGTTATGTCGCGAAGTACATCAGTAAAAACATTGATGGCTATGCGATGGATGATGAGCTGGATGATGAAAGTGACCTGCCAATGAAGTTGGCGGCAATGGCTGCTGCTGCATGGTCATCCCGCTGGCATATCCGTCAGTTTCAGTTTGTAGGCGGCGCGCCAGTGACTGTCTATCGCGAGCTACGTCGGATGAACGACAGAGAAACAGCGATGGGATTAAGCGTTGAGTTTGCTGCTGTGCATGATGCGGCTGATTCAGGGGATTGGGCTGGATATGTCAATGCTCAGGGCGGCCCCTTTGTGCGTCGTGATGAGTTGGTGGCTCGCACTTGGTATGAGGTCTCCGAAGAGGTGAATGCTTACGGTGAAGAAATTATCCGCATCAAGGGGCTTTTCTCCTCTGAGGTAGGTAAAGGGACACCGATTCTGACCCGAGTCAAACAATGGAAAATTGTACCGGCTCTTGCCGCCGATAAGGCGGCTGCTGTTAGCGGCGCGCCAGCGACGCCTAGGAGTTCTGTCAATAACTGTACGGGCGAAGGCCGGAAAGTTATTGATAGCCGCTTTAGATCTGGCTCTTTAAATACCGAAAGCCTGATTGATGAGCTGAAAGCGAGAGGGTTTGGTATGTGGGGGAGCAGCAGAGGCATTAGGTCGCCGGACTTTGATATGGAGTCTGTGCGTGATGTTGCCCAATTACTGCTGCGAGGCTGCCGGTTTGATGCCGGTGGCGGAATGAGTTTGCACTTACGAAACGGCAGATTAGTCGAAACAGAAATTATAACTTGAGGATTATCTAATGGAAGCAACAACGCGATTACAGAACCACTTCACCGAAGAGCAGATTTCAACGCTGATGATGAAGTTTCAGCAAGAAATGCTTGATTGGCATCGAGTATGGTTTGAAGCAGGACAGCAGTTTAGCTTCAGAAACATCATTAAATTTCATAAGGCAGGGGCGACATCTTATTTTGCTAAAGAGGCAATGCTTGATGCCTTGGTTACAGGTAGAAACCAAGTATTCATTAGTCAAGACGAGTCATCGGCAGATTATGTTAGGGCGATTATGTTTGAGTTCGCCATGGAAGTCGGTGTGAGAGTTCGGTTTGATGGCCGCAGGGAGCGGCAACGGTTAGTACTAAGCAATGGTGCCGAAATTGTGTTTTCCTATGAACCACTAAAATACCTTCTTGCATTCAGTGGTTGTGTCTATGTGGATGATTATTTCTGGATGGATGATTTCAGGAATATACGGAAAATTGTGGCAGCCATTGCTATGCAAAAAAGATATCGCAGGACTTTCTTCTCCTCTTTATCCAGCCAGTCACATGACGCATATCCGTTCTGGAGTGGTGAGCTATCCAACCGTTTCAAACCAAAAGCAGAACAAATCAAAGTAGACCTTAACACTAAAGCATTACAGGTCGGACGGTTATGTGAGGACGGCCAATGGCGGCAAGTTGTGACCGTTGAAGATGCTGTGGCTGCAGGATGTGATTTATACGACATTGACCAGCTTCGCATGGATCTTACGCCGGAAGAATTCGACCGGCTATTTATGTGCACATTTCAGGGTGATTAACGGAATTTATTCATCGAAAACCTGCTGATAGGTATCTGATTGGTCAATGATTATCCATTAACCCCCTTGCATTATAAAAAATGAGTTTAGGATTTTAGGTAAGGGGGGCACTCCGATAGGAGATGTGTATAGCAGAGTATACACATCTCAAAATTTAGTAAGAAAAACAGATAGAAAAATTTATCCGGTCGATATACTGTATATATATACAGTGCTGAAAGGAAAAGGAGTGGTTGTGTCTGATCTTTTCACTGAGTCCCTTGCGTTGCAGCGTATCCAACTCATCGCACGTGTCGTGTTGATGGACGTATGTAGCGGGGATGATAAGGAACTGGCGTTGGTCTGGATTAGTGAGTTGACTGCTCAGTTGTTAGAGCAGGTGAATAACAAAGACGAACGCCGAGAAATGTCGGCCTCATGCCAGTGAGGAGGGGTTAATGAGAGTTGAAATTCTTTTTGATAAACAAACTAAAATTTCCCAATCCGTCATGGATGCTTTAGAGAACGAACTGGCAAAGAAAATCCATCCCATGTATCCGAATGCTAGGTTTCGGGTTGCCAAAAGTAGCAGCACACTGCTGCAAATCACGGGCACTAAAAGTGAAGAAGACCACAAGGCCATCCAATCAATAATCCAAGAAATCTGGGAAGATGACAGCTGGTTACCGAGCTAACTCGTTGTGCATGAAAGATGGCTGTTTAGCGCATGGATCTGCATGACTCATTTAGGATCAAATTTAGCACCCAGCGCCAGCCGTGGCGCTGGATAGCGAGAGTCATGCAGATGCATGAAAAGCCATAGATCAAGCGCGCGGGCGTGGCGGGGCTACGATTGCGCGCGAAGTGTCACAATAGCACTTTCACACTCTTGTTAAGGCATAGCGTCACAATTAGAATTGCTTACATCAATGACATTGGGGGCGTTATGGAATATTTAAGTGAAATAATTAGTTTTTTAGCGGGTGCTGGCGTTAGTTGTGTCGTAACTTCTTCGGTTTATAATACTAGATTAAAGCAGATTAATTCGCATCAAAATCAGCCGACTCAGAATAATAACCATGTGAGCAATGGGAGTATAGTTGGCCGAGACCAGAATAACTCTCGTTAATGGAGATATTGATGTGCTTAATCGGCCAGAACAGTCTGGAAATAGAGTTAGTAATGGAAGTGTTGTTGGTCGAGATCAAACAAATTACACTACTAACATAGTTCGCAGTGGTGCAAATAGAACTTTAGATAGGCTATACGAAAAACTCTCAAAAGAGGGAGAGGAGCCTTTCGAGCACGGATTTTGCGAAAAATTAATGCATTATTTTGGGTCGGACACCAACCCAGATATTAGGGATTTATCTAATAAATTAGTTGATAGCAATAGAGAAGATTTGATCTATTTTGCTACTGACTTGAAGGAAAAAGCATGCAAGGCAATTATGCGGCGCCAATCATCAAAAACAGCTCAAGAAATATATGCGCTAATTCTTGATAAGATACATGCTGATTTTATGATGAAGGTTACTCCTCTTATCCAAAATGGTGCTGATAGAGTTGTTGTGGATGAGAAGATATCTTTAATTATTGAAAGCATTAGTTATATGCTAGGGGATAACCTCCTTGATTTGTCAGAGAAAGATTTGCTAGGGCTGCTTTATTTTCTTGGCGGTAATTGTCATGTAAGGTGGGATAAATGTTAATTTATCATCCGGCATATGATGCTTATCATTGCCTTTTTAGAATGCTAGCTATCATTGAGAAGGCTGGTAAAGTTGAGGTTGACAAGCTTAAAATATTAGATTTTTACATTCTATTTCCATCTATGATAAGTGATATAAGGATGCCTCGCCAATTTAGTAAAATAAAAAAAGTGGCAGGGCGATTTTATAATGAATATCATGACCCAATTAATCCTAATGTGACGTTTAAGGAAATGCGTCATATTCAAGATACCGCAATGAAGTGTATGTTGGCTACTGGTTATATACAAGCTGATGAATTCGATGTTGGTTATGTGGTTCGGACTGAAAAAAATTTGCCAGAAAAACTAACTTTAGAGATGAAAGAGTTTTTAGATGAGAAAGAGCCTGTGTCCGGCTTTATTACCAATCATTTATCAAAATTTGATTTGTCTGGTTCGGATGGTTTGAAGTCTAGAACAAAACTTATGGAACATAGATATGACATTTATTAAGCCAACATTAATTGTCAATAGGTTGTCAGTATATCAAAATGGACACCTTGCATTTGATTGTGAGTTTCATAAGGGTGTGAACATTATACGCGGTAGAAACAGTTCAGGAAAAACTACCGTAATGGATATGTTAGCCTTCTCTTTAGGGGCGGAAAATATTAGATGGAAGCCTCAGGCACTAAAATGTACAACTACATTCGTTGAAGTTTTGTTGAACAATGAAAAGGCTTGTTTTAGGCGTGATATATCAGAGGAGCCATTAAGGCCTCTCTATATTTATTGGGGCGGGATGGATGAGGCTAATAAAGCACCTCATCATAAGTGGGAGTTATATCCATTCAAACGTTCTGAAAATAAAATCAGCTTTACTCAAGCGGTATTAAATGCACTATCAATGACGTTGGCTCAAGGTGCTGGGTCGTCAAATTTAACATTGCATCAAATATTGAGGGTTTTATATGCAGACCAACCATCTGTACATAGCCCGATTTTTCGGTTTGATAAGTTTGATAATGCTTTAACCCGTGAAACTGTTGGTGGCTATTTGTGTGGTGTTTACAATAATGATTTGTACAATGCACAATTGTCTTTGAGAGATGTAGATACTGAGCTTTCTAAAAAAACAGCAGAATTACGAAGTATATATACTGTCTTAGGACGCTCTGGTCAAGCACCGGTTATGCAAGGTGTTGATGAGAAAATTAGTGAGCTAATTGCACGAAGAGAACTTGAAAATAGAAAGTTAACTGATGGCTCTATAAATTTAAGTGACTCTAAATGTGATTCTGGACAGCAACTGGAAACGCTTCGACATGAGCTTAGTATTGCCAAGTCAACAGTATCTGAATTAAATAATGATATACAGTCTTTAGAGTTGGAGATATCTGATTCAGAACTATTTATAGCAGAGCTTAAATCTAGACTTAAAAATCTTGAGCAATCAGGAGAGACTAGAGTATTTTTTGATAGTATGAACTTTGAGTTTTGCCCTAGTTGTTTATCAAAGATTGACTTGGTGTCGAATAATCATGTTTGTCATTTATGTAAAAGCGAGCAATTAGACGATAAAGCAAACAATCAGATTTTGCGAATGAAAAACGAAATTTCATTGCAGATTAAAGAGTCTTTGCAACTGATCGAGAGGCGAAAGAAAAGGCTCGTTGATTTGAAGCGAGATGTGCCATCAGCCGATAGTCGACTGAAACAACTTGAACAGGATTTTTTTAAAGAATCAAACTATTGGTCATCTCCTCAGGAAACAGCTATAGGTGAAATATATCGAGCTATTGGTCGTCTTGATGAGGAGATAAATAGAGCTTATGAAGAGAAGAAGCTAGTTGTTGTTATAAATGAACTTCAAGAGCAACGGGATGATCTCCAAAAGGAAAAAAATAGGCTTGAAAATCTCATCAGGCTCCATGAAGAGAAAGAAGCCAAGCTTAAAGTTGATATATACAATTCGATTGGTAATGTTGCAAGGCGATTACTAAAACAAGACTTGCCTTTACAGAAGGAATTTATTGAGCCAAGGTCGGTTGAGTTTAGTTTTACTGATAACATTGTTTATGTTAACGGGAGTAAAAACTTTTCTGAAAGTTCTGCAGTTGTTCTTAGACATGTCTTTCATTTGGCACTTCTGTCTGCAAGTATGGAACATAAGTCGATGCGTTTACCTCGATTTATGATGCTGGATGGAATTGATGATGGTGGGATGGAAAAAGACCGAAGTCACAATTTACAGAAAATAATTATTGATGAGTGTTCTCGTTATGAAAATGAATATCAATTGATTTTTGCGACATCAGAAATTAATCCGGTATACAGTGAGAGTCAATATGTTGTTGGTGAGTATTACTCACCAGATAATTATTCTTTGAATGTTATAGAGTGATGGCAAGGAAGTGATTTTATTTGATCACTTCCTTTTTTATTACTGATTAATGTCTTGGTGTATATTAAGGTTGTAAGGTTCGAATCGAATAATCTCCTCACCCAGCCATGTATTCAGTTCTAGCATTTGGCGTTGCAGTGGCATCAACTCGTTACGGACAAATACATTGCTAGCCTTTTCCACATCACCAAATCCCCCCGTGTTATTAGGAATGATGCCCATCATCTGAGGTGGCACTCGATGTGCGGCCAGCATGTCATCACGGCTGACGTTCTTGATGTTCAGGAACTCATCTTTGGCAGCCACTTCGCTGAGTGGGATTATCTGAATCCCGTCTTTCTTCCCTGCCGGTGAGTACATAAACATGTTCCGGAAATTGCCTGGGCCCTTGGCTTGTTTGAGCGCATTGCGGATATTGTCGACGTCAGACTGGTTTTGGGCTGGGTCGCTCATATACATGATGAAACCCGCATGGCTGCCGTTCAGGTAGTATTTACGGCGAAACAGTGTCGCTGACTCATTCAGCAACGCGGAAGGGATGGCTGCCAGATATTCCGGTAAGCCGTAAAGCTCCTGATTCAGATCGGGTTCAAACAGGTGGAACACACTGCCAGCCTCAAACTGATAAGGCTCGGTGTTGTAGCCGTATTGGGCAAACCAGTAGGTGTCTAACTCCACGCCACGGCGTGTGTATTTCGCCAGTGTGGGTTCTAGCGATAGCGTGCCGCCTAACCGGTTCTTTCTCCGCTCTAGATAAGCGTTACCAAAGACCAAATAATCCAGCACAAACCGGCTGAACGCTTGCTGGCTCAGAAGTTTGTGCGGGATGAAGGTGCTGGTCAGAATATTACGTTTCACGTAAATGGCTGAGCTGTGGTGCGTAGCCGCGCGGAAGGTTCGCGCCAATCCATCCAGACTAATCGGCGGTTCGTACCAGTGTTCGGTGCGGGAGCACTCCAAATAATCCAGCAGTTCGCGGCGGTCAAGCACCGGAACAGGGTCACCAAATGTGAAGGCTTCGGCAGCTGGGGCTTGGTGGTTGGCGGTGATCACCGAGCTGGATTTGTTGAGTTTGCGTTTGCGCGTCATGGTTTAGTAAATCTCCACGATATTGGTGTTGGAGGTGGTCATGCCTTCCAGCGGCTCATTGTGTAAGGCGTGCATCGTTGCCCACGCTAAGTCTGCGTGACTGGCCTCTTCGCTGCGGCTGGCTTCATAGGTCGGGCGGCTACCGCTGGCCGTGACGGATTTACGGATAGCCATAAACGATTGAGCAATGTCGGTGTGTCCGGCATCGAACTCCAGACGGCGGTGGCTGATAACGTCATAGGCTTTCAGTACCAGTTCGTTTTTCACGTTCGGGTTGTAAACGAACTCACGAACGGCAGGGAAAAACGCTTTCACGTTTTCATACACACCGTGGCCGATACCGGTTGAGTCAATGCCGATGTACGTAACGTTGTAGGTTTCAGTGAGCTTGCGGATAGATTCAGCCTGTGCGCGGAAATCCATGCCGCGCCACTGGAAACGCTCAAGGATCCGGAATTTACCGCCCGGCACCGGCGGTGGGGCAATCACGACACAACCGGCGCTATCACCGTTTGATGTGCCTTTGGCTGGGTCATAACCAATCCAGACAGGGTTGTAGCCAAATGGGCGCAGCGCCAGTGGCTGTACGTCATCCCACACTTCCCAGCTATCAACCATGCACGCTTGCAGGTCGGACAGTGGGAACACGGACGCCAAGTCGTCAATGAATTCACACATCAACAGGTTCTGGTATTCCGGTGGGCTGTACTCCAAACGCAGCTGGTCAAGGTCAAACAGATTGCAGCCGCCGTTAACGGCATCCTCAACGGTGACGATTTGCCGATATTGACCATCAGGGCAAAGTACCCCGCGCGCCAGATTGGTGTGGCTCAGGTCAATTTCTACTTTGTCCGCCTTGGCGCGACCACGGTTAAACAGCGCCCCCGACCAGAACGGGTATGCACTGTGGGTTAGGCTGGATGGGGTAGAGAAGTAGGTTTGACGCCATTTTTTGTGCAGCGCCATACCGGAGGCGACTTTGCGCAGCTCCTGAAATTTCGGGATCCAGAAATATTCATCAAGGTACAGATTACCGTGATAACTCTGCGCGGTACGGGCATTGGTGCCAAGGAAGTACAAGCATGCGCCGTTACCCAGTGTCATCGGGTCGCCTTTCAGCTCCACATCCACTTCACGGGCAAACTCAATGATGTACTGCTTGAACACATGCGCCTGTGCCTTGGAGGCGCTGAGGAAAATCTGATTACGCCCCGTTGTTAGCGCATCAATCAGTGCCTCACGGGCAAAGTAATACGTGGCACCAATCTGTCGGGACTTGAGCAAGTTCCGGATCCGGTGTTGGTTACCGGCGTTAAACCAGTTTTTCTGATAACCGAATAAGTTGTCGTGGAAAAGCTGCTGCAGTTTTTCCAGCTGCTCTTCACTGAAAACGTTTTTCTCGGGTTGGCGACGTTCGCCGCTGTTACGGCTACGAATTTTAGGGTTCAGGTCGGCTTCGTTGCCGCCGTTATTAAATTTACCAATACGTGCGTGGCGTTCGGCCTGACGGGCCAGCAGGTCAATCTCTTTGAAGTCTTTCCCTTCTTTCTGCTCCTTCATAATCAGCTGGCAGTAGCGTGCCGCAGTGGTCAGCTGCATTTGGTCGAGTGGGCCAATGTCGCCCCACTTGTCACGCTTTTTCCAACTGTGTACGGTTGCAGGCTTCTCTCCCAGCATTTCTGCAATGCGGGCGATGCGTAACCCCTGAAAGTACAGGAACATGGCCTGACGACGGGGATCAAGGTCAGTATTTACCGGTGTCGTATTCATGCGGCCAGATTACCGACCTGCGTCACGCTGCACCGCTGGCGCTCATTGTGTCAGTGCTCCCACAATTCCCGCGCGTTGTCTCACTACCCCTATCCCCGCAAACATAGTGGCTCAAGATACGTTTTCACGAATGGAGCCTGACAGATGGCAACAAAATCAAAGCGTTTTCGCATTGGGGTTGAAGGGGCGACGACCGACGGTCGCAAAATCCTGCGCGAATGGCTTACCCAGATGGCCGAAAATTATGACCCCGAGGTTTATGGCGCGCGGGTTAACGTCGAGCACATCAAATCCTACTCTCCGGACGGCTCCTTCGGTCGCTATGGCGATGTCACTGGACTGTTTGCCGAAGAGATCCAAGACGGCGCACTGGCTGGCCGCATGGCGCTGTATGCCGAAATCGCACCGACGCCGGAGCTGGTCGAACTCAACAAGAAAGGGCAGAAGGTTTACACCTCTATGGAGGTTGATCCGGAGTTCGCTGATTTGGGGTCTGCGTACCTCGTTGGCCTTGCGGTGACCGATGACCCTGCCAGTTTGGGGACGCAACGCCTGAGCTTTAGTGCGACAGGGGAAAGCACGCTGGCAAATCGCAAACTCAGTCCACACAACCTGTTCACGGTGGCCGAAGAGACGGTGATCGAGTTTGAGGACGTACCCGACCAGAAAAACACGCTGTTTACCCGCATTCGCGCGTTGTTCGATAAAAAACAGACCTCAGATGATGCCCGTTTCAGTGATGTGCATCAGGCCGTTGAGCTGTGCGCGTCCGAAGTTCAGCAGACGGCAAAACAGGTAACTGAGCTGTCCGCCAGTCTTGCCAAGGTGGATGAACTGGAAAGCAAGTTGGAAACCTGCAGCCAACAGCTTGATGAGTTGACCACGCGTCTGAATACCGAAGACAGCAGCTCACAGCGCCGACCATTCTCTACCGGTGGCAGCCATTCACCGTCAGAACAAACTAACTGCTAACGGAGCAGCACCTACATGAAAAAGAATACCAAATTTGCCTTTAACGCCTTCCTGCAGCGGTTAGCCGAACTGAACGGCGTTGATGTTACTGACCTGTCGTCAAAGTTTACGATTGCGCCGTCGGTGAACCAGACGCTGGAAGATGCAATCCAACAATCCTCTGCATTCCTGTCGCTGATTAACGTTGTTCCGGTGCCTGAGCAGTCCGGCCAGTTGCTGGGGCTGGGCGTTGGTACCAGTATCGCGGGGACAACCAACACTACCGATAAAGAGCGCGAGCCGACCGACCCTACCGCATTTAGCGATGTGGAATACAAGTGCGAGCAGACCAACTTCGATACGGCGCTGTCGTACGCCAAGTTGGATTTGTGGGCCAAGTTTAAAGACTTCCAGTTGCGTATCCGTAACGCCATCATCAAGCGCCAAGCCTTGGACCGCATCATGATTGGTTTCAATGGGACATCCCGCGCGAAAACCTCTGACCGTGCGAAAAACCCCATGCTGCAAGATGTGAATATTGGATGGCTGCAGAAGGTGCGTAATGATGCGCCAACGCATGTGATGGATGGCATCACTGCCGATGACGGCTCGGTGACCAAGGTTATCAAAGTGGGCAAGGGAGGCGATTACGCCAATCTGGACGCACTGGTTATGGATGCCGTGAATGAAATCATTGACCCCGTGTTTCAGGACGACGACGGTCTGGTGGTGATTTGTGGCCGTGCGCTGCTTGCTGACAAGTATTTCCCACTGGTCAACAAAGAGCAGGATAACAGTGAAGCCATGGCCGCTGAGATGATTATCAGCCAGAAACGTATGGGCGGTTTGCAGGCGGTACGCGCACCGTACTTCCCTGCCAATGCGCTGATGATCACCCGTCTGGATAACCTGTCTATCTACTGGCAAGAAGACACACGCCGCCGCTCCGTTCTGGACAATCCAAAACGTGATCGCATTGAAAACCTTGAGTCCGTGAATGAAGCCTACGTGGTGGAAGATTACCGCTGTGTGGCGTTGGTCGAAAACATCAAAGTCGGCTCATTCGTTGCGGCGGCATCACAACCGGCAGCTGCGGAGGCGTGATCATGCCAAGTCCTGCACGACGCCATTTAATGCGTGTTCAGGCTGAGGAGTCCGCCCAAATGGGCGGCTCTACCTTACGAAACCTATCGGCGTACAACCAGATGTTGCTCAAGCTGGAAGAAGACCAGCGTCGGCTCAAGCGTGTGCAGTCCACGGTGCGTAAGGCCGAACTGAAACGCGAACTCTTACCGTATTACCAGCCGTGGGTGGCTGGGGCATTGGCGACGGGGAAAGGGGCGCAAGATGATGTGCTGATGAACATCATGATTTGGCGCGTGGATGCCGGTGATTTTTCGGGGGCGTTGGATATTGCCGAGTATGCATTAAAGCATGGTCTGGTGATGCCAAAACGCTACAACCGCCAGACGGCCTGCGCCGTAGCCGAAGAAATTGCTGATGCCACCATTCATGCCTATGCGTCCAAACAGCCGGTCGATGTTGACCTTATCCAGCGCACATTGGCGCTGACCGACCCCCACGATATGCCAGATCAAGTACGGGCCAAACTCCATAAAATTTTGGCGTATGGCCTGCGCGATAACAATCAACCGGTGTTGGCGTATGCCCATATCAGTCAGGCGTTCCAGTTCGATAAGAACTGTGGCGTGAAAAAAGATATGGAGCAACTGGAGCGAATTGCCCGTAACGCCAACAACGGATAACAGAACGTGCCCACGCGCGAGGCGGCACGGGATGGCGACAGGCAGATGCCGCATCAAAATCCCGTCCACCGCCTACCAATTCAGAGGAATGCAGGATGGAGTTTGTTGCGCCTGAGCAGCCTGATGGCAAAGCGGAAACTATCAAAAATACCCCGTTTTGGCCGGATGTTGATCTGGAACATTACCGCTTGGCGATGCGTACCGATGGCTCGGTGACGAATGAGCGCCTCAAAGAAGTGGCGTTATCCGCAATGAGTGAAACCAACGCCGAACTGGCGTTGTACAAGGAGCAACAGCAGCGCTTGGGCTTTGCAAACTTGGCTGATGTCCCTGCCGCCACCATCGGTGGGTTTAGTGAATTGACCTATTGGTATCGGCGCGCCGTGTATAGCCGCATCAAAGCCAATCTGACTGAGCGTTACCAAGACATCGACACCACCAAGTCAGGGGGGAAACGTGCCGAAGATATGGCGACCGTGATTGATGAGCTGTGGCGTGATGCGCAATGGGCTATCCAGCGTTTGCAGGGGCGAGCACACATGACGGTGGAGCTGATTTAGTGCGAGTGAGAGCCATGCAACATGACACCGTGGATGCTCTGTGTTGGCGCTATTACGGGCGCACTCGGGGCATGACTGAAATTGTGTTGGCGGCGAATCCCGCATTGGCAGATGTCGGCCCGTTCCTGCCACACGGAATGGAGGTCGAGCTGCCTGATGTGGTGTCTACGCCGACCACGCAAACTGTGCAGCTATGGGATTAACGGATGGAAAAAATCACCACGGCCATGTCCTACGGGCTGGCCCTTTTTTTGGCATGGCTGGGTGGGCTGACCGTGCAGGACGTAGCCTTTTTGACCGGTACGGTGTTGGGCGTCGGGACGTTCTTTGTCAATTGGTACTACCGGCGCAAGACCTATCAGATTTTCAAAGACAAGTCTGATGCATTGAGTAAGGGGATTTATGAACAGCTCAACCGTTAAACGTTGTCTGGTCGGGGCGATTCTGGCACTGGTTGCCATGGTGCCCGGCTATCACCAACTCAAGGTATCCGACGAGGGGCTAAAACTGATCGCCGACTTCGAGGGCTGCCGCCTAACGCCATACCGCTGCAGTGCAGGGGTATGGACGAACGGGATCGGCCATACCGAAGGGGTGACCTCAAAGAGTGTCGTTACTGAACGGCAGGTAGCTGAAAATTTGGTGGCCGATGTCGCGCGAACGGAAAAAGCTTTAGCGCACTGCATGCCCGTGACCATGCCGCAGCCGGTTTATGACGCGGTGGTGAGCTGGGGATTTAATGTCGGCCCCTCTGCAGCTTGTCGTTCCACGCTAGCCCACTTTATCAATCAGCGTAATTGGTCACAGGCATGTCAGCAGTTATCCCGTTGGGTCTATGTGGGCGGGGTTAAAAATGCTGGATTGGTCAGCCGCCGCCAGCGTGAGCTTGCCCACTGTCTGCGAGGGGTTAACTGAATGCGGGTATTCGTGGGGATCATAGTGGTGGCGTTGCTGTTGGGTACGCTGTTCCAGTCTTGGCGCTTGGATAAAGCCCAACAAACGGTCACTGATTTACGCAGCGACATCGCAGCACTGAACCAGACGCTGGAAGAGAAAAAGCAGCAGATCATCACCTTGAATGAAACGGTCAAAGAGAATGACCGATACCAAGCCACGTTGCAGCAACAAATTGAGGCGTTAACTGCAGGCGTTGCGGCTAAAAATCACCGGATTAAGGAGCTGATTAATGAAAGTGCAGAGCTTAAACGCTGGGCTGATACTCCTTTGCCTGCTGGGATTATCCGGCTGCAACAGCGTCCCGCCATCACCGGCGCAGCAGGTTATCACGCGTACCTGTCCCAGCATCACCCGTTGTCAGCTACCAGCGGCAGCGCCGACAACAAACGGTGAACTGCGTGACGATGGGGATACTGCGGTAGCAGCATGGGCGGCGTGTGCCGCCAAAGTGGATATGATTGTTGATTGTCAGGAGCGCCAGCGTGAAAAAGCCGGAATCATTACGGACATTTCTTTGTGAAAAAGTCCCCGCGTTGGAGAAGAACCCCGAGAACCTGAGCCTGTTTATTGATAATGGCAGCATTGTTTCTACGTTGGCCACGTCTCTTTCCTTTGAGTATCGCTATACGCTCAACGTGATCGTGATGAACTTTTCGGGTAACCAAAACTTACTCATGGCACCGATAGTGGCGTGGCTGCGAGAGAACCAGCCCGATGTGCTGAACAATCCGGAGATGCGCGAACGGGCGCTGACGTTTGAGGCCGACATTCTCAACAATACGTCCTGCGATATCAGTATTGATTTGATGCTGACTGAGCGCGTGATAGTCAGCGAGCAAAACGGAAAACTGGTGGTTGAGGCCGTCGGTGAACCATCCCCAGCTGATCCAGATGAATTGGGGTGGAGCCGTGCGTGACTTTATCCAGCTTGAAGCGTGGATGGCGGGGCTACTTGAGCAGGTTAGTCCAGCCCAGCGGCGCAAGCTTACAGCCAAATGGGCGCGTGACCTGCGCCAATCACAGCAGCAACGGATCCAAAAACAGCAAAATCCTGATGGCTCGGCTTATGAGGCCCGTAAACCACAAAAGCGGATGAAGAAGGGGCGCATCAGTCGCAAGATGTTTCGCAAAATACGCACCGCGCGGTATCTCAAAGCCAAAGCCACGTCGGATGTGGCGGAGGTCAGTTTCAGTAATAGCCGCGTCAATGACATCGCCAGAGTTCACCAATACGGTTTGCGTGAGCGGCTTGGTAAACGGGGTAGCATCAAGTATCCGCAACGTCAGCTGCTCGGCGTGACCGAAGCCGATGTGGCTCGGGTCGGTGATGAACTGATTAACCATCTGAGCCAGTAATTTACCATCGCCATTGTGCGGTAAACCATACAACGCCCACCTAATGCGCGTGCTATCGACCTGATGGCACGCTACCCCTCATGAACACTCAATTAACTGAACTGCTGCGGTTACTGCGCAACATGATACGCACCGGCGTCATTACCGATGTTGATGCGGACAAATGGTTGTGTCGGGTTGCCAGTGGCGAATTGAAAACCGATTGGATCCCGTGGCTGACCATGCGTGCGGGCGCATCACGTACGTGGTGGAAACCTTCTGCCGGTGAGCAAGTTTTGCTGTTGGCTATCGGCGGCGAGCTGACCACGGCTTTTGCCTTACCGGCCATTTATTCCGATGAAAACCCGCCACCGTCCAACTCACAAGACGGTTGGGTAGTGACGTTTCCTGATGGTGCCCGTTTTGAATATGAGCCGGAGTCGGGGCACTTGTCGGTATCCGGTATCAAGAGCCTAAGCATGGCCGCGGCAGAAAGCATGGAGCTTGTCACCAAGCAGCTCACCATTGATGCCGAGCAAACGCAGATTAACGGCGAAGTCAGTCAGAGTGGCGGTGCGATGTCATCCAATGGCGTTGTCGTGCATGAGCACGTCCATATCAAAGTGCAGGCGGGGAAAGATAATTCGGGAGGGCCAAAGTGAAATATCTGGGCATGAACCGGCGTACCGGTCAGCGAATTACCGAACTGGAGCATATCCGCCAATCCATGGCGGATATCTTGGGAACGCCCGTTGGCACCCGCATTGCGCGTCGCGAGTATGGTTCGATTGTGCCGGAGTTAATCGACCAGCCGCAAAATGCGGCGCTCCGCTTGCAGCTGATGGCTGCCAGTTACAGTGCCATCACGCGCTGGGAGCCGCGCGTTCAACTGCAAAGTATCCAGATGAAAACGGACATGAACGGAGCCATGGCTGCCGAGCTGACCGGCGTGCTGACGGACGGCACGTTTGCCAGTTTATCCGTACCACTCAAGGGGCATGCGTAATGGCATCAGTCGATTTGTCACAGCTTCCAATGCCCAATGTCGTTGAAGAGCTGGATTTTGAAGTGTTGCTGGCCGAGCGCAAAGAACGCCTGATTTCCCTGTGTCGCCCAGACGACAAAGACGCTATGCGCAGAACGTTGCAAATGGAGTCCGAGCCTATCGTTAAGCTCCTGCAGGAGAATGCCTATCGCGAGCTGTTGCTACGTAAGCGCATCAATGAAGCGGCACAAGCCGTGATGGTGGCTTATGCACGCAGTAGTGATTTAGAGCAGTTAGCCGCGAATAACAATGTTCGCCGCTTGGTGGTGACGCCGGAGGATACCAGCACCGTGCCGCCTATCCCTGCGGTTATGGAAGATGATGCCGATTTGCGTGTACGCATACCGGCAGCGTTTGAGGGGTTATCGGTGGCGGGGCCAACGGCTGCCTATGAGTTTCATGCGTTGAGTGCTGACGGGCAAGTGGCTGACGCCAGTGCCATTAGTCCTGCGCCAGCCCAAGTGACGGTCACGGTGTTATCGCGTACCGGTAATGGGCAAGCCGATGAAGCCTTGCTGACGAAAGTGCGCGATGCCTTGAATGATGAAAATGTGCGGCCAGTCAGTGATCGGCTTACCGTGCAGTCGGCCAGCATCGTGTCGTATCGCACTATTGCCCAGCTCTACGTCTATCCGGGGCCGGAGGCCGAACCGATTCTGGCCGCCGCTAAGGCCCGTTTACAAACCTACATCAGCGCCCAGCGTCGGCTTGGGCGAGATATTCGGCTATCTGCCATTTACGCCGCGCTCCATGTGGAGGGCGTGCAGCGGGTGGTGATCAGCGAACCGGCGCAAGACATCGTCCTGAACAGAACACAGGCCGCGCATTGCACGGAATGGGCCGTGACGGTTGGGGGTACGGATGAGTGAACCGACCCTATTACCCACCGGCTCGACAGAGCTTGAACGCAATTTGGCTAAGACCTGTCAGGGCATCAGTGACCTTAACGTACCGCTGCGTGACCTCTGGGATCCGGATACCTGTCCGGTGAAGTTTTTGCCGTATCTGGCATGGGCACGCTCTGTTGACCGCTGGGACGAGAGCTGGCCGGAGTCGGTCAAGCGGCAAGTGGTGAAAGACGCATTCTACATCCACAAACACAAAGGCACGCTCGGCGCTATCCGGCGTGTGGTCGAGCCGTTCGGTTATCTCATTCGCATTATCGAATGGTGGCAAACGAACGAACAGCCAGGGACGTTTCGTCTGGATATCGGCGTGCAAGACAGCGGGATCACGGAAGAGACCTACCACGAATTAGAGCGGTTGATTGAGGATGCCAAGCCGTGCAGCCGTCACTTGGCTGGCATGTCAATTCAACTGCAAGTGCAGGGATATGCCCATGTCGGGGCGGCCTGTTATCTGGGGGATACCCTGACCATTTACCCATATTTACCTGAGCACATCAGCGTAGGCGGTGAAACTTATACCGGCAGCGCAGTGCATGTAATTGACTCGCTGGAGATTTGTTATGGCGGCTAAGTATTTTGCCATATTGACCAATTTGGGCGCGGCCAAGCTGGCGAACGCGACCGCATTGGGTACACAACTGGAAATTACGCACATGGCTGTGGGGGATGGTGGCGGAGGCTTGCCAATTCCTAATCCTGCGCAAACTGCATTGATTGGTGAGCGTCGGCGTGCGGCCATTAACCTATTGACGATTGACCCGCTCAACAACAGTCAGATTATTTCTGAGCAGGTGATCCCCGAAGACGTCGGCGGATGGTGGATCCGTGAAGTGGGCTTGTTTGATAAAGATGGCTCATTAGTTGCCATTGCCAACTGTCCAGAAACGTACAAGCCACAGCTACAAGAGGGCAGTGGTAGAACACAAACCATCCGTGTGATTTTGATTGTCAGCAGTACGCAGTCGGTATCTTTGAAAATCGACCCGTCGGTCGTTTTGGCGACGCGTAAATATGTGGATGACAATGTTATTGAGGTTCGAGCGTACGCTGAACAACTGATGGCATCACATATTGACGCCGTAGATCCTCACTCGCAATACACAAAAAAAGCTAATAACGGGTCGGATATTCAAGATAAAGAAGCTTTCAGAACCAACCTCGGTTTGAAGTCTGCAGCATTACGAGACGTTGGTGTGGGCGCAAATCAAATTCCTGACATGAATAGTTTTAGTGCTGTTCTATCAATCATCGGTTCTGAAAAAGCGCCTGGTTTAGCAATTAAGCAGTGGGTTGGTGGTGGATTAGGGCTACTTCCGGCAGGAGGGAGCAGAACAATAACTCTTCCGTTCCCCTTTCCAAGTGGAATCTTGATTGCCATTCCATTTACTGGAGCAACAGCCCCCGGATTTAGCGGTGTTGTAGGAATAAAATGGGCCGGTAGAGATCAGGTGATTATCTATAACTCATCAATGACTGCCGCTATTGCAGATTTTGGAGTGTTGGTTTATGGAATCTAATTTTTATTACAGCGCAATTGAGAATAAATTTTACCCGAGCGAATACTATTCTCGCTATGTAGATGCAGGAACATGGCCAGCAGATGCAGTTCCAGTTACTGATGATGTGTATTTCGAGTTCTCCGGATTACAGCCAGAGGGTAAAACACGATGTGCAGTGGACGGCGTTCCAACGTGGGTTGATGTTATAGTTGACATTGATACATTACGAAAAGATGCAGATCGGGAACGCAGTGTAAAAATTGCGATTGCAAATGAAGTGATTAATCAAAACCAGTGGCCATCTAAACTGGCGCTGGGAAGACTTGGCAAAGAAGAAATCACTAAGTTTAATGCGTGGTTAGATTACCAAGAGCAACTGGAAAGTATGGATGTTTCTAATCCGGTAAGTATCGACTGGCCGACCCCGCCAGACGCCTAATTTGCACGGGGCCATTGTGTCATCAGTGACACAACGGTAACGAAGTGCAGCATTTTCTCTATCCTTTCACCATAGCGGAACACCTTAACCGGAGATCCGCTTTATGGCGCAAGATTATCACCACGGTGTCCGTGTCCAAGAAATCAACGAGGGCACGCGCACCATCCGAACTGTCAGTACCGCCATCATTGGGATGGTGTGTACTGGCGATGATGCGGATAGCACCGCATTCCCCCTGAACAAACCCGTTCTGATTACCGACGTTGTAACCGCACAGGGTAAAGCCGGTAAAACCGGCACGCTGGCGAGCGCGTTAGATGCTATTGCTGACCAGAGTTCGCCGGTTGTCGTGGTGGTTCGTGTTCAGCAGGGCGAAACCGAAGACGAAACCACATCCAATATCATCGGCGGCGTGACTGCCGAAGGTAAGAAAACCGGCATGAAAGCCTTGCTGGCTGCGCAAGCTCAGTTGGGCGTAAAACCACGCATTCTGGGTGTGCCGGGGCACGATGTGAAAGCCGTGACGACCGAGCTGACTGCGATCGCCCAATCGCTGCGTGGGTTTGTCTATGCCAGTGCATACGGCTGTAAAACCGTTGAAGAGGTGATCGCCTACCGTAAGAGCTTCAGCCAACGCGAGCTGATGCTGATTTGGCCGGATTTTGTCTCGTGGGATACCACCACGAATGCAGATACCACCGCCTTTGCCACTGCGCGTGCGTTAGGCTTACGCGCCAAAATTGACCAAGAGATTGGCTGGCATAAGTCCCTGTCTAACGTTGGCGTCAACGGGGTAACGGGTCTGTCTGCCGATGTGTTCTGGGATTTACAAAACCCTGCGACTGATGCCGGTCTACTCAACGAAAACGATGTGACCACGCTGATCCGCCAGAACGGTTTCCGCTTCTGGGGCTCCCGCTGCTGCTCTGATGATCCGCTGTTTGCTTTTGAGTGTTACACCCGTACCGCCCAAGTGCTGGCTGACACCATGGCCGAAGCCCAAATGTGGGCCATTGATAAGCCGCTGACCCCATCTTTAGTCCGCGACATCGTGGAAGGCATCAACGCAAAACTGCGTGAGATGGTATCGCAAGGGTATTTGCTGGGTGGTCGCTGCTGGGTAGATCCCGCCATCAATACCAAAGAGTCACTCAAGGCAGGCAAGTTGTTACTGGATTACGACTATACCCCTGTCCCACCGCTGGAAAACCTGATGTTACGCCAGCGTATTACGGATAAATACCTGATGGATTTTGCATCCAAGGTTAAAGGCTAAGGGGGCTACAGATGGCATTACCTCGCAAACTCAAATACCTCAACATGTTCAATGACGGTGAAAACTGGATGGGCATTGTTGAGTCCTTCACCTTGCCAAAGCTGACCCGCAAGTTTGAAAAATATCGCGGCGGCGGTATGCCAGGTGCGGCAGACATTGATTTGGGTCTGGATGATGACGCACTGGCCTGTGAGTTCACGCTCGGCGGTACGGAAATTCTGGTGTTCAGACAGTGGGGCGCGGCCAAGGCTGACGCCGTTCAGCTGCGCTTTACGGGCTCAATTCAACGTGATGATACCGCCGAAGTGATGGCCGTTGAGGTGGTTGTTCGTGGCCGCCACAAAGAGATCGATGGGGGTGACAACAAGCAGGGTGACAGCTCCACCACCAAAATCAGTTTTTCTCCGACCTACTACAAGTTGACCATCAATGGTGAAGAGCTGATTGAAATCGACACTATCAACATGATTGAGCGCGCGAACGGCGTCGATTTGTTGGAAGCACACCGCACCGCTATCGGCCTCTAATCTGACTATCTCACAGTGCGCGGCACGGGCCGCGCCATATCAATTTCAATAGGAACACGTATGACGACACCAACCCAAGAAACCCCAATCACCATGGATATTGCCAGCGGTGAAGTAACCCAAAAGACCGTCGAGCTGGATACCCCGATTCAGCGTGGTAATCAAACCATCACGCAAGTTGTGGTGCGTAAGCCGCAGTCCGGTGCGCTGCGAGGCTGTCGCTTACAAGCCTTGATGGAAATGGACGTGGACAACATGACACTGGTGCTGCCACGGGTAACGACGCCATCCCTGACTCGTGCCGAAGTCATGACAATGGATCCGGCTGACCTCATTTCGTTGAGTACGGAGGTGGTGCTTTTTTTGCTGCCGAATCGGGTGAAGTCCGATATCCAGACAGCTTAATGGTAGAAGACCTGATGGCAGATATTGCCACGGTCTTTCACTGGTCACCTGCCGTCACTGACGACATGTCATTGCCTGAATTACTGGAGTGGCGGCATCGGGCGATTTTGCGCAGTGGTGCTAATGATGAGTGATAGAAATTTGCGTTTGCAGGTAGTGCTCTCTGCCGTCGAAAAGCTAACCCGCCCATTCAAACAAGCTCAGGCCAGCACCCGTGCGCTGGCCGCTGATGTAAAAAACTCCCGCGATGAACTCAAACGGCTAGAGCAGGCCGGTCAAAAACTCACGTCATTTAACGCCCTTTCTAGGGCGGTCAAGCAGACCGGCAGAGAGCTGGAGCAAGCCCGACTGAAAGCGCAGATGATGACCCGCGAGTTATCTCAACTCGACAGCCCCACCAAGAAGCAGACCAAGGCACTGGAAGACCAGTGGCGAGCCGTCAGCAAGTTGGAGGCAAAGCAGCGGGACGGTGTGCTGCAGATGGGGAAAACCCGCGCAGAGCTATACCGCATGGGAATATCGGCCAAAGATGGTGAACAAGCCACGGCGCGGATAGCGTCTGAAACCGAGCGGTATAACGCCAAGCTCAAAGAGCAAGAGCGCATGTTAAAGCGCGTGGGCGAACGGCAGCGAAAAATGGCCGAGGCCAAGGCGCAATACAGCAAAACACTAGAAGTGCGTGATCGGATTGCCGGTGCTGGCGCGTCCTCTATGGGGGCGGGGATCGCGATGGGGATGCCGGTATTCAATGCCGTGAAAAGCTACAGCGCAATGGAAGACGCCATGAAAGGTGTCGCCAAACAAGTCAATGGTTTGCTGGATGATAACGGCGGTCGAACGGCCAAATATCAGGAGATGCAAAAGGAGATCCAGCGCCTGAGTGAAACATTGCCTATGGCAAACGGTGCCATGGATATTGCGGCTTTAGTTGAAGGTGGTGCCCGAATGGGTGTCGCCAATGACAAAGACCCGTGGGACAAACAGAAAAAAGACCTACTGAGCTTTGCCGCGGTATCGGCAAAAGCGTCCAAGGCGTTTGAAATGCCAGCAGACCAGCTGGCCGAAGACCTTGGGAAAATCGCGTTTCTCTACAAAATCCCGATGAGGAACATCGAAGACTTGGGCGACACCCTCAATTATCTGGATGACAACGCCCAATCCAAAGGCGCAGATATCATCAATGTGATGCAACGGATGGGGGATATTGCCGACAAGATGGACTACAAGCAGGCGGCTGCATTGGGGTCTACGTTCTTGTCTCTCGGGGCGGCTCCCGAAGTGGCCGCATCGGCCAGTAAGGCCATGGTGCGTGAGCTGGGTATCGCATCAATGCAGAGCCAGCGATTCAGTGACGGGATGAAAAGCCTTGGCCTGAATGCGACCCAACTAGAAAAAGGCATTGCCAATAATGCGGTGGCGACCATCAAGGATGTGCTGGGCCGGATTAAAGGGTTGTCGAAAGAGAAGCAGCTTAGCGTGATGACGCAGCTGTTTGGTAAAGAGTTCGGCGATGATGCACAGAAGCTAGGGCTAAACATTGATGAATTTATTCGTCAGCTGGACTTAACCCAAAAGGCCGGCGCGAAAGGCTCCATGCAACGTGAGTCTGATATCGATAAGAACTCGCTATCGTCGCAATATCTGCTGCTGAAAACAGGGGTCAATAACACCTTCTCTTCTCTGGGTGAGTCTCTGCGAGATCCGTTGATGGAGATCATCACTCTGGCGAAGCAGGCTACCGGTGCATTTCGACGCTTTGTCGAAGAAAACCCGCGTTTGGCTGGGGTGCTGATGAAAACAGCGGCGGGCCTTTCTGTGTTGTTGATTGTCATGGGGTCAATCGCGGTGGCAGTTGCAGCCATTATTGGCCCGATGGCCGTGATGCGCCTGGGCTTTGCAATGGTTGGCGTAAAACTGCCCAGCATTATCGGCATGCTAGGCGGCTTGGCTAAAGGCGTGCGCTTTGTTGGCTCGGCGATGTTGTGGCTGGGGCGCGCCATGCTAACTAACCCGATATTGGCCGTGCTGGCTGCGATTGCTATCGCTGCAATTTATATCTGGCAGAACTGGGACACCTTGGGGCCAAAGATAAAGGCACTCTGGGCCAGCATCACCCAGTGGACGCAGCAAACATGGGATGCAATCACCCGATTTATCTCAACCAAATGGGATGAGATTGTCGCGGGGGCGAAGGCATTACCCGCGCAGTTTGTCGAAGCAGGGCGAGGCATGATTGACAGCTTACTGGCTGGAATCAATGAGAAGTGGGAAACCCTGAAAGCGAAACTGACCTCTCTATCCAGCTATTTACCTGATTGGATGAAATCGGATAACGCATCAGTGCCAGCCGCAGCTGCGCAAGTGATGCCCAAAGCGACGCAGCAAAAATCAGGGTGGAGTTTTGCAGGGCTGTTCGACGCCGGTGGATATATCCCATCGGGTCAGTTTGGCATTGTCGGTGAACGTGGGCCGGAGTTGGTTAATGGGCCAGCCAGAGTGACCGGTCGTAAACAAACGGCAGTCATGGCGGCAGTAGCCGCGCTGGGAATGAGTGCGGCAGTGCCTGCGGCGGCTGCGCCGTTGCATCCCATGAGCTTACCGGCGGCGGAATACCGAACATCACCAACGGTGTCTGTGAAACAGAATGCGGTGCCGGTAGTCAGTGCGGGTAAAACAGAAATTCATATTCACGCGGCAGCCAATCAGTCACCGCAAGACATTGCACGCATCGTCATGCAGGCGATGGATGAACGTGACCGCAAGCTGCAAGCCCGTGCGCGTAGCCAGTTTAGTGATCGGGAGATGTTCTAATGATGTTGTCTCTGGGGCTATTCGTTTTCATGTTGAAAACGGTGCCGTACCAAGAACTGCAACAACAAAAAGCATGGCGTCATGCGACTAATAGCCGTATTGGTCGCCGTCCATCGTCGCAGTTCTTGGGGCCGGACACTGACGCGATAACGCTGACCGGTACTCTTTTCCCCGCATTAACCGGTGGCCGTTTCTCTATGCTGACGCTGGAACAAATGGCGGAAACCGGCAAAGCCTGGTCATTGCTCGACGGTGCAGGGACGATTTACGGCATGTACGTGATCGAGAGTATCAACCAGACAAAGAGAATCTTTTTTAGTGATGGCTCTGCACGTCAGATTGATTTCACCATTGAGTTAAAGCGAGTGGATGAATCGCTGACAGATATGTTTGGTGACTTGGCCGACCAGCTGGGCCAAATGAAAGATAACGTGAGCAGTGCGATAGGCGGGATGCTGTCATGACTCTGGATTGGCTTGAGGGGCAGGAGAACACCCCTGCGTTTAGCTTGACCATGGAGGGTCAGGACATTACCACCAAAATTGAAAAACGGTTGAAGTCACTGACCCTGACAGACAATCGGGGTTTTGAGGCTGACCAGTTGGATATTGAACTGGATGACGCTGATGGTGCACTGAAATTACCGCGACGGGGCGTTGGCCTCACACTGGCGTTAGGCTGGAAAGGGCAAGCATTGACCCCAAAGGGACGTTTTACGGTTGATGAGATAGAGCACTCTGGCGCGCCGGACGTGTTAAGAATTACGGCAAGAAGTGCCGATTTTCGTGACACGCTGAACATCCAGCGGGATGCGTCATACCACGACGTTACGCTGGGCGACATTGTGACCACCATTGCCAAGCGCAATAAGTTGGAAGTCGCACTGGATAGTGAAATGGCAAAGACTCACATCAAGCATGTGGATCAAACCAATGAGTCAGACGGCAGCTTTTTAACACGACTAGCAAAACAGGAAGGGGCGATAGCCTCAGTCAAAGGTGGAAAGTTGCTGTTCATTCGCCAAGGGCAAGGGAAAACCGCCAGCGGTAAGCCTATTCCTGTTGTAACCATTACACGCGCCAAAGGCGATAGACATCGGTTCGGATTGGCCGACAGAGGCGCATATACCGGTGTAACGGCGAATTGGCTCAATACGCGCGAGCCGAAAAAGAAAGAGCAGGTCGCCGTTAAGCGTAAGCGCCGAACCTCAAAGCCGAAAGAGCCGGAAGCCAAGCAAGGTGAATACCTGATGGGAACGGAAGGCAACGTGTTGGTATTGGGGCATACCTACGCCAACAAAGGTAATGCTGAACGTGCCGCAAAGGCTGCATGGCAAAAGCTGCAGCGGGGTGTTGCCACATTCACAATCGATTTAGCTCGAGGGCGAGCAGACCTGTATCCGGAAATGCCGGTTAAAGTGAACGGGTTTAAAGCTGAAATTGACGGAGCTGATTGGCTGCTGACTACGGTGACCCATTCATTAAACGAGAGCGGTTACACGAATACCTTGGAGCTTGAAGTAAAGATTGAGTCGTTAGAAATGGAATAGCTTCGTCATAACGTGAACTGGTGATATATTGTCTTGAAATGTGAACTTTTGGAGGGCGCATAATATGATGCGATGCATGCTTTGTGGCTGTGCGGCTCATACAAGAAGCAGCGTTGAAATGTCAGTAACGACAAAAGAACGATATTACCAATGCACAAATATTAATTGTGGGCATACCTTTATTAGCCATGAGACTTTTGTTCGCTCAATTGTGCAACCAAAGCTGGTCGAGATGGTAAAGCCACACGCAACAAGCAGCGGCCAAGCAGCTTTGGCCCTATAAGATAGACTTCAATAAAGAAGCCGCCGCGAGGCGGTTTTTTTGTGCCTAGAGATCCGTGTCGCCACGAGATCTTCTGTCGCCAATTTGTCGCCACTAGAAAGAAAAAAGGGCTACGCTTTCGCGTAACCCTTTGTTTTATTTGGTGGAGCTGGCGGGAGTTGAACCCGCGTCCGAAATTACTACGCCGTCGGTACTACATGCTTAGTCTAGTCTTTACATTCGCCGACCAGCTGCGGACAGACACGCCACTGATAGACTATCCCGATTAGATTTAACGCTTCCGCCCCGGGCAAGGCTTCCACGCGATCTCGTTTTGGTTTGACCTCTCTTGATCCCCGTCCTACGAGCGGAGGCTAGGGAGAGAGGGCTCTATGCAGGTTATTAAGCTGCTAGTGCGTAGTTTTCGTCGTTTGCGACTATTTTTTGCGGTTTGTTAACGAGGCCTACCGCACCTCGGCATGCACCTTGGGTTTCGCCAATCCCGTCGAATCCAAAATCAGCCCCAAGTTGTGATTTTGAGTATACCAGAATCTTTTAGTGATGCGTCAACTTATCGCATTAAATAATGCTAAAAAGGTGCTGGATTAGCGCCCTGCGTGCTTCATGATCCGCTCTTTGGCCACTTGCCATTCGCGATCTTTGATATCCGCACGTTTATCATGCAGCTTTTTACCTTTGGCCAGACCGATTTTGACCTTCACCCATGGCCCTTTCCAGTACAGGCTCAGTGGCATCAAGGTATAACCATCGCGGTTGACGCTGCCATACAGAACATCGAGCTCGCGCTGCTTGAGCAGTAATTTGCGGGTGCGGGTTGGATCGCACACGACATGGCTGGACGCGACAGACAGCGGGTTGATGGTCGAGCCAAATAAAAAGGCCTCGCCGTCTTTTAGCAATACGTAGCTTTCACTGATGTTGGCTTTGCCCGCACGCAGTGATTTGACTTCCCAGCCTTGTAGTGACAGGCCGGCTTCCATGTCATTTTCGATAAAATATTCGTGGCGGGCTCGTTTGTTTAACGCAATGGTCGACGACCCCGCTTTTTTATTGGCATTTTTCTTTGTCAT